TATTGATTTAGAAGAAGAGTTAAACTTGCAACTAATAAACGCTGAATTAAAACTAAGCGACAAAGGAACGTTTTTAAGCAAGTTAGTTAATCTAGTTAGTACTGGAAGTCCTAAACCAAATTTAAAGAGCGTACAAGATAAAAAAGTAGGTGATTTAAAGTATTTCAAAGTTCGATATAGATACAACGGAAACAAAGCACCTGATAGGGATTTTTGTAAAGCAATGATGAGCGCAAGTACTAGACTATTCAGAAAAGAGGATATTGATGTAATGAGTTCTAAAGCAGTTAATCCTGGTTTTGGAGAAAACGGAGCGAATACATACGATATTTTTAGATTCAAAGGCGGTGCAAGATGCCATCATAAATGGTCCAGAGTTACAATGATGCTTGACCTAACAAAAATGGAAAAAGGTTACCAAGATATTGGAACTAGAAGTGCAGAGATTAAAGGATACAAAATAACAAATCCTTACGAAGTTTCTATTTATCCTAACAATTTACCTTTAAAAGGTTTTAGCCCAAAGAATAAAAATTTACCTAGCGACGTAAAATAATGGCAAAGATATTACTTATAGAACACACCGACATAGTAAAGTTTACAGCGATGAATGGAAACGTAGATACTGATAAATTTATACAGTACGCTTTGTATGCTCAAGATACGCACATTGAAACGTATTTAGGCACTCAATTATTAAAAAGAATACAAGAAGATATAGAAAATGATGCACTTGCAACTCCTTATTTGGAACTTCTTAACGACTATATTAAACCGATGCTTATACATTGGGCGTTTGCTGAATATTTACCTTTTTCCGCTTATACCATAGCTAACAAAGGGGTGTATAAACATACAAGCGAAAATGCTCAAAATGCTGAAAAGAATGAAATTGATTATTTGGCAAGTAAAGCAACTTCAATGGCTCAACATTACACTGATAGGTTTATTTCACACATGAATTTTTATTCTAGTTTATTTCCTGAATACGATACAAATTCAAACGGAGATGTTTATCCAAATTCAAACTCAAACTATTTAGGATGGATTCTGTAAAAAAACCAAAACAGTACAAGCCAAAAGCTGAAAATGTTAAAAAGCTGATTATTTACTTGAATAAGCAAAAGAAAAATGACTGAGTTTTACGATATAACTACAGATTTAAAAAACGCTTTAATCGCTTCGCCTTTTGTGAATACAGTTACAACGGGTGGGCTTGAAGATGTGGATTTAAATAAGAAAACTATTTTTCCACTTTCGCATATTATTGTAAATTCGGCAGTTCCTAAATCTCAAACAGTTTCTTTTAATATTTCCATTATAGCAATGGATATTGTAGATGAAAGCAAAGATTCAACAACGAATATATTTGTGGGAAATGACAATGAGCAGGACGTTTTAAATACACAATTTCAGGTTCTGAATAGATTATACCAACAAATGTTTCATGGGCAATTATTCAGCGACTTAATTCAAATAATTGGAGATCCTACATGCGAACCGTTTACTGATAGATTTGAAAATAAGTTAGCAGGTTGGACGATGACATTTGATGTGGAAATTCCAAACGAAATGACTATTTGTGGTGGTTCTATTCCTGCAGGAACTTGTTTAGATGCAACTGTAAAAAATTCAGATAACAGTTATACGGAATTAGTTGCAAGTGGTGGCACTTTGGTTTTACCTGATACAACATATAATTTTATTATAAACGGAGTTACAACTAGCGAAACAGTCCCTAGTTTAGCTGACAATACATTCAACATAATATGGCAATAATAGATATTAACATAGCTACTCCGACTTTGGACGAAGTTACAACAAGCGGAAACACAACTTCAAATGATATTAATTTTGATGCTACTAAAGGTATTTTATTTAGTAACGATTCAAGACTTAGAGAGGGAACAATAGACGCTCAAACTGGTGGAAGTAAAGGAATAGCGCAAATTTGTGCCGTTGGTTACGAATTAAAATGGGAAGCAGGAAGTCAGTATGTAATGGATGGAAATGGTGTTTTAGTACGTGAAGTAAACCATAAATTTAATATCGTTCCTGATGAATTTCAAGATTCTAGTTTAGGTTTTTATGTTGGTTCTAGATGGATATTAGACAACGGAGATATTTATGTTTGTACTGATAGCACTATTGATAATGCTGTTTGGGAAATAATGCCAAATGCTGATTGGAATGCAACAACTGGATCAACTGCAATAGCAAACAAACCTACTATTCCTACAATACCTACATTCACTCCGATGCCGTTTAAACAAAACGTAAATGTTACGCATACTGGAACTACTGCAAATACAATCGTTGCAAGTTATTTAATACCTACAGGAACTTTTGAGGCAAACGATTTTTTAAGATTTGTTATTCAGACTTCGCAAACAGTAAACACAAATGTTAAAACGTTACGAGTTTATACAAATACAAGCGTTTCATTAACTGGTGCGACATTGATAGCTACTAGATTATTAACTTCAGCAAGTGGAACGGCTTTGGGTAGGGATTTAGTTTTTAAGAATAGTTTAACATCTCAAGATATTTCATCTACAACAAATAATCATGGAGATAATGAAAATAATACAAACGTTTTTCAAACTTCATTAACAGTAGACTTTACAGTTAATCAATATTTTATTTTGGCAGTTGAATTAACAAACACTACAGACGAAGTTGTTTTAAGAAGTTTACGCACAAATATTTTTAGATAATGATAGTAGTAAAAGCAATATTAGACAATGATTTTATAAGACCTGAAAACAGTTTAACCGTTGAACAAATGGAAACAGTTACAAGCGTTTTAAGTAACGGCAACGAGTTTATTTATTATCAAGGCGATGAGCCACAAATTACAGAGTAATGACAGAAATAGTAAAATTATTCAAGAATTACGGCAGTTTGGGGGTGCTTACTGTTTGGTTGTTAATTACTAATAATCGAGTTGACAGATTAGAGATGAAATTAGAAGCTTGTAACGAGTCTAAAATAGATATTTTAAGGAATAAAGTTAGCAAACACAAAGAAAATAAATTGCCTTTATTAGCAATTATTACGCAACAAATATCAATTAAAAACAATGAAGATGAAGAATGTTAAAGACATGGATTTATTAGAGCGTTTAGAAGCTCCAACTCCAAAAAGAAACAAAAGAATTGGTCAAATTTTTACAGCTATTGGAGTAATTGCAGGAACGATATTAACCGCAGGAGTTGTAACCGCTCCTTTGGGTATTACAATTTTAACAATCGTTACGGCTGTGAGCGGTGGGGTTGCAGTTTTCAATGGTCAAAAAGTCGAAGAGTAAATCTCTTAATGTACATTGATACAAAATTAAAATCATGGTTGAAAAAATTGGTAAAAATGTACACAAAATCAGTTTATCTGGCGAGTACAACGAGGTTGCTTTACTTTCAGATTTACACTGGGACAACCCGAAATGCGATAGGGTTTTATTAAAAAAACATTTAGATCATTGCCTAAAAAATAATATTCCTGTTGTTATTACAGGCGATTTATTTTGTTTGATGCAAGGGCGCGGAGATAAACGCTCCAATAAATCGGACATCTTACCTGAGCATAACAATTTCAAATATTTAGATTCAATCATTGAGACGGCTGTGGAATGGTTTACGCCTTATGTAAGCGTGTTAACTGTTATAAGTTATGGTAACCATGAAACGAGTATAATTAAGTGGCAGGAAACGGATATTTTACAAAGGTTTGTTGACTTGTTAAACATGACTACTGGATCTAACGTTCAAGTTGGTGGTTACGGTGGATGGATTGTTTATGAAATTACAAATAGAAGAAACTCAAAAGTAAGTTTTAAACACAAATATTTTCATGGATCAGGCGGTGGAGGTATTGTAACAAAAGGAGCAATCAATTTAACTAGGGCTTTGGAAACTTACGAGGGTTTTGATTTGTTCAGTATGGGACATATTCACGAAAATAGCTGCAGAAATGATAGCAGAGAAATCTTACACATGAATACCACTGTTACTGAAATTCGATTGAAACAAATACACCACTGCATTACTGGAACGTATAAAGAGGAATACGGAGATGGTTCTAAGGGTTGGCATGTTGAAAGGGGCGCACCG